ACATGAAGGGTGAGCAGGATGTTATATCCATGTATGAAGGCCGCTTCCAAGAGGCTCTTTCGCGGTTGAAAGATCTAGCAGAAGCAAGAGAAAACGATGACGCATATAGGCAGGGTCTACCCACAAGACCTCGCACATAAGGAGTAATTAAAGATGGCAACATCAAATGCGGCAACCACATATTTGGAAAGACGGATTCTTGACTATCTGTTCAAGAACGACTCTCTTTCCTTTGCCACGCCGGGCAACAGCATATATGTAGGTTTGGCTACCGCAGTATCTAGCGCTGAAAACGGATTGTTAACTGAGGTAGACATCTTTGCTGAAGATGTGAATTATGTCAGACAGCAGGTTAACGCCTCAGAATGGAAGCAGGCAGTAACATCACTGTCTAAGGGCATTGGAACCGCTGATACAGAGATTCAGCTTTCAGATGCTGAGGCTATGCCATCTTCAGGAACAATAACAATTGAAGACGAGATAATCACATACACCGGAAAAGACGGGACAGCCACAGCTGACTCTGATGGCGCTGTCACAGCTTCTACGGCCTTGGTTATTGATGGGAATGTAGGCACCATTACAGTCGGCATGATTGTTACTGGAACCGGCATTTCAGGCACTGTTAAAGTCGCTACTGTTACCAATCAAAACAACCTTATTCTTGATACGGCTATTACCATTGCAGACAATGTTGCTTTAAGCTTCGATGGTACAAATACCCTAACTGGGTGTGTTCGCGGAACTTCATCCACAACAGCGGCAGATCACGCTACAGCAGACGTTGATGGCGCCGTAAGCGCTTCAACAGCAGTTACTGTGGACAATGTTTCTGGGACACTTGTTGTTGGTCAGCGTGTCCGCGCAACTGCCATTACTGGTGTTGTGCGGATTGCCACGGTAAACAGTCAAACAAGCATTGTCCTTGATACAGCGGTAACTCTAGCAGACGATGATGCAATCACATTTGATGTTAGTGATGTGATTTCAGATCAGCAGCTTGTCATTAATGACGACAACATTGAGTTCGCCCCCTCAAGCGGGGGTGCCAACTACACTGTTACACATGCTTTCATTGCTGACAAAACCTTTGCTACAGCAGACGTTGATGGAGCAACAAGCTCTTCAAGAACTGTTGTGCTTGACGGTAACTCAGGAACAATTGCGGTTGGTGACGTTGTAACAGGCGGTGGCTTAACAGGAATTGTTACTGTGGATGTTGTAACATCACAAACAAACATCACCATAAGCAAGGCGGCCAGCTTAACCGACAACGATCCTTTAAAGTTTGATGGATCAAATAAGTTGTTTATCGGCGCTTTGGACGTTAGCAAGACAATTGCGTCTGGTGACATCTTCCGCGTTAACGCAGGAAACCTCTCAGTTGAGTTGAAGTAATGGCCCTAGTAATCAAAGACCGTGTTAAAGAAACCACTACAACGACAGGCACCGGCACGTTAACCCTGTCTGGTACGTTGAATGGTTTTGAGTCTTTTGCTGAAGTAGGGGATGGAAACACCACCTATTACGCATGCACAGACGGCACGGACTTTGAGGTTGGCGTTGGAACATACACATTGTCTGGCACAACACTGTCTAGGGACACCATCCTAGAAAGCACTAGCACAAAGATTACAGCAGACGTTAACGGCGCTGTGAGCGCCTCTACAGCCGTTACAGTGGATAACGTGCAAGGAGGTACTCTTACCGTGGGACAGCGCGTCAGGGGGGCTGGAATCTCCGGCGTTGTGACTATTGCTACAGTGAATAGCCAGACAAGTATTGTTTTGGACACATCTGTGACGTTAGCGGATGATACGCCGTTAACAATTGGTGATGAGAAGATCAACTGGACGACAGGAACGCGCACAATATTTTGTACGCTACCAGCCGAAAGAATGGTCTTTAACGACAACGCTGGCGCGACTCAAAACTTGGTAGAGCAAGACCCACAGGCGTTGGCCTTTGCGATTGCGTTAGGATAGGTAAATGGCAAACTCATTTTTAACAGAAACAGATACCGGAGTAGGGACAAGCCCTGCTTCGATATACACTTGCCCCGCTTCGACTCAAACGACTGTGATTGGCCTTTCGATTTCTAACATCGTTAGCTCACAGATTTTAGTTGATGTGCAGTTGGATGCCTCTGCTCGTACAAGCGGTGCAGAAGACAGTGTATACTTAATCAAAGACGCCCCGATCCCAGTGGGTTCATCACTGGTTGTTGTCGGTGGTGATCAGAAGGTGGTTATGGAGCCGGGGGACATTATCAAGGTAACGTCTGACACAGCATCATCAGCAGATGTGGTTCTTAGTCACCTAGATATCGCGTAAGGAGACTTGAATGCCTTATTTGGGTAATCCGCTTTACACAGCGTTCTCCACAATCAACAAGCAGGATTTAACTGGCTCCGTTGGTACGGGGCCATTTGGCCTTGATTATTCTGTTGGTAGCCCACAGGACATTGAGGTGTTTGTCAATAACGTCCGCCAAGAGCCTGTGGAAGCTTACACCATCGCTGGGTCTAATATCACGCTTACCGGCGCTGTGGTGGCTACAGACAGCTTCTATGTGGTGTTTCAGGGCAAGGCGCAGCAGACTGCCGTTCCGGGTTCTGGCACAATTACGCAGGCGATGTTCGCCCCCGGCCTTAACCTTGGCGCTGGTTATTTTCAGGGTGACAATGGTGCGACCGGAGATACAACAAATGGCAAGGGCGATATCTTTCGCGTTCATGAGCAAGAACTGAATACAGACACCACCATTGCAGCAACCGATAATGCTTTGTGTGCAGGTCCGTTGACTATAGCAACAGGGGTAACACTGACGGTAACAACCGGCGGTAATCTGGTGATAGCATGAGCGAGTTAAGAACAGACACAATCACAGCAAGTGATGGCACCAGTCCTGTCACGCTGACGAAGCAGAGTGCTGCGAAGGCGTGGGTTAATTTAAACGGAGATACTGCTTCTATACGAAACTCAAATAACCTGACAAGTTTAACGGACAACGGAAGTGGCAGATACCAAATCAATTTTTCAAATTCTATGAGTGATGGCGATTATAGTGTTTCGGGTGCTTGTAACGAAGAAAACAATACATCCAATATGACAGACTTTGTATATCGAGAATCACTTAGCACTAGCGTTGAATTAATGTCGCACAGCGCAGGGAATACCAGTTTGCTAGATTGCTTAGAACAAAGTGGAACTATACACGGAGACCTCGCATAATGAGTGAGATAAAAGTAGATACCCTCACTGGCAAGACCTCCGCTGGTGACATCACAGTGACCTCTGAAGGCGGTGCGGCGACTATGCAGTTGCAGCAGGGGTTGGCGAAGGCGTGGGTAAACCTAAATGGCACTGGAACTATTGCGGTTCGGGATAGCAATAACGTCACCAGTTTGGCAGACGGTGGAAGCGGTGATGTAACGATAAATTTCAGCAATGCTATGTCTAACGCAAACTATGCTTCCGTTGGAAACTGCGACACCAACAACGCATATACTGTCCAATTTGTTTCTATGTTTAATAATCCTACTGGCAATACAGATGCCGCACCAACAACAACCGCCTTTCGTTTAGGCACTCGTGAAAGTGCGGGGTCTGGTAGGGATGAAGATTATGTGCTTGTTTCAACACACGGAGACCTCGCATAATGGCTGGAAAAATTATAGCAGACCAAATCGAACACAGCACCGCGGGGTCACTTGATACAAGTTACGTTGTTAATGGTAGTGCGAAGTATTGGGTAGACTTCAATGGAAGTGGAACAGTAGCAGTCCGTGACAGTTTAAATCACGCCTCATTGGTAGACGGTGGAACTGGAATCTTCACAATCTCTTACACGAACAGTTTTAACAATGCCAATTACTGCGCTGTCGGCGGTCAAAGTGATAACAACGGAACTATTGCTGTTCCGAGACAAACTTATGATTTAGCAACAGGTTCAACAATGGTTAGAACTACAAATGGTGCTTCTGCTAACGATGCAATCTATAACCACGTTGCAATTTTTGGAGACCTCGCATAATGCAGACACCATCATTCCAAGGCACACACCTGTTTGACCGCCTATGCTGGGCAAAGGAAAACCTTGACGGTGTGCAGTCAGACTATCGTGTTGTCTATGAGGACAGCATTGACGAGTGCGCTAAAATACTTGTGCCTGACCCTAACTGGATGGCGTGTGCATTGCAGGGCGGTATCCTGCCACCTGTGCAAGTGTATTGGGAACTAGCTAAAGATGAGGCAAAGCCTGACTTCAAGAAGCACACCAGAGGTTACTTGCTGCACAACACAAAACCAGTCGAGGCTATGACCGAAGAACAGGCCATCGAGTACCTAATTATGAAGGACTGCCCACAGTCTGTGTGGCGGGACTATGATAGCGGCAATAAGCCAAAGATGGTAATATGCCGCAAGGAACAGCTTCCAGCTACAAGAGAGTGGCGCAATGCTTGGAAGATTACTGACGAACTAGCCACTGATGAAACTGTTGCCGCGTAGGAGCGAATTATGACAACAACTTATATTGTAGACAAAGACGGTAATCAGATTGATGCTTCGACTGCTACCGTTCCATCAGACCGCCACTTCCGTGGCGCTTGGTCACTTTCAGGCTCTGTTATTTCAGAGGACATAACTAAGG